AAGGGGTAATTAACTGAGATGGGTACGACCTTATCAGTAAACATCTTTTTGGCGTCTGGCCCGGACTTTGATAAAATGCCAAATCTTGAATCTGTGGATATTGTTGCCTGGTTAACCGTCTCACCTGATGCCATGAAAGAGAAACCTGATCTTCTGTTCTTAAGATAACACATTCCGTAACACCGTTGATCTGCCTTACAAGCTTCCCAGAATAAATAGAATAATCTGTTTGATTCCCTAAAGTCTGGCTGCCCAACATCAATTTTGGACCACTGCAAGTACATGTAGTTAGTGCCAGTAATATAAGTAGGCTTGCCTTTGTTAATAAACCAAAAACCTTCTTCACGCCTTTTAAACTCTTTGTCAATATAGTCATACCATTTTTCTTTAAATTCAACCGGATATTCATCCCAATCAAATACTGATTTAATTTTTTTTAATTCCTTAGGGTATGGCGTATGCGTCCATTTATCATTTTCAAATACAACAGTGTTGTTTTCTTTAGGTAAAGCAATTTTTAAACCTTGAATATCATATATTTCACCAACCTCTCCCGTGCGACTTATAACAATAACATCGTGTTCTTTGTTATAACCGTAAGTCCACTTCTTATACCTATTCAATCTATTGATTACTTTAGGCTTTACGTAGTCTTTTAATACTGTTACTAAAGTTTGCTCGTACATTACCTAGATCTTCCTTCTGCAAATCCCCTAAAAGCTTGCTTCATTTCTTCTTTAGCTTCTTTTGGATTATCATTTAACAAAGCCTCTTCCTCTTCTATTCTATTTAGTATTTCAAAAGCATCGAATATAGCTAACTTTTTTGTAGCAGCCGCGTTTTTTAATCTATCAGCCGTTATATCGTCTCCAGAATCAACAATAGCTTCTTTAGCTACCTTGATTAATTCTTCAACCGCTTTTTGCCCAGCTTGGATTATATTCAACTTCGTCTCCTTGGTGTTCATATTTAATTACAATATCATTAGATTTCATACAATAAACTCTTTGATCGTCTATAATAAAATCCCATTCACTGTTAGGCGTAAAGCCTACTACATCCCCTGGGCTTATTTTAAGCGCATCTAAGGACTTATTACCGTATTTTAGTATACCAATAAGCTTTTGCTCTTTATCGAGCCTTAGAGAGTCTTTATTTTTCAAAGGCATTACAAAACATCTATCTCCAAATGATTTCCAATCCCCTGTATTCTTATACAAATATATTTGATCAATAGCGCAAAAATACAAATCGTCTTTAAAAAATGATCTACTATTTTTTTTAACACCTTTCATGTCGTAGAATACTCTAAAGACATTATGATGTATAACTATTATGTCACCTTTTTTTATATTTGTTTTAAAAGCTTTTGGTGTTTCAACTACAATAGCCAAGTTATTTACTGACTTGAAGCTTTCTATTTTAGTATTTAAAACTAAAGTTTTATCACCGAGCTTTAATTCGTTTTCGTATCTATCACCTAAAGGTTTGATGATAAAATCGTACAAACTTCTCATTAGTATTCCAGGTCATACTCAACGGATATTGCCATGTTAGAGTTAAATTTCTTCCATGGCATAACCTCGTCTTGTTTTTTTTATAAAAATACTGTATGAGTTCGTAGAATTGTCGTGCAGTATGTCGGATATTATGTGTCCCCCATAAACTTGCTGCCCTACAGAGTAATGCATGGCATCATTCTTGTAATCAGAACCTATACTAATTTTTCTTATAATAGAGCTCATTAGTCTACAACTTCAAGCGTTTTTGTTTCTGGTTGTTCAGCTTCTTCGTAAGTACCGTCAACTAAGTTTACAGTGATGTCTCCATACTGTTCTTTTAATTCAGACTTTACACCTTCCAGTGTCTTCACTGATTCAAAGTGCGCACCTAGAAACTCTGCTTTCTTTGCTTCTAAAAAACCAATCTCTAATAATATTGCATTAATTTTTGATTGACCTTCTTTAACCAATTTTAGTTGCTCTTCTGTTATTTTTTTTTACTTCTGACATTTTATTTAATTTAATTGTTATATTGTTATAGTTACGCTATTTATTCTGAAATTACTTCTTCTTCTTCAATTGGTGGTGGAACTTCTGCATTTCTTGGAAATCCATAGAATTGATGTGCTGAAGCATCACCTGGGTAAACTTCATTTGATCCAAAGTCTAAGTCGTCTGTACTCATGATATCATAAGCCCATCCTGGGTAATATACAGGTGGAGTTATTTCTTTTCCATCTGGATCATAAGTACCAGGTGTTTTTACTACCTTACCAATATTAACAACCGCTTTTGTTCCGTTGATGTACTGCATTGATGTAACACCTTCTTCTGTTACTTCTTCCCAAACGTCTTTTTGTATTAAAACGTCTTTTCCTTGTTGTTCTGTATCAAATACTGTCTTGTAAATATTCATAATTATATTGTTGTTAAATCTTCTAATTGTACGTCTGCTAATGCTTTTGGATAAACTTTTAAACCTTTTGTGTTACCGAAGAATTTGTGAGAGCCAGCTGCTAAATTAAAATTTAACTGATTTAAGCCTATTGGAGTTAATCCGCTTGTACCGGTTGCTACTTTTGTTCCGTTAATCCATAAACAAAAATTATTTTCTG